TAGAAAAAAATAATAAAGGGGAAAAATTATGGAAATTTCAGTAGAGGAATTAACTAAACGAAAAGTGAAGATGCAGGGAGATATAGCAGGTTTAAGGCAAAGGATAATGGTTCAGAGCCAGACTGTTTCGAGACTTGAAGGAGCTATTCTTTGTATAGATGAGATTATTGCAGAAGGTGAAAAGAAAGATACTAAGATAGTTTCTATGAAACCAAAGATAAAAATACTTTAAAAGGGGAAACTTATGTTTTATGAACTATCAAAAATAGAGAATCCTCTTTACAAAAATAGTGTTGGGACTGAGTGGGAAACAAGGTTTAAGATTAACAATGCCATATATATAGAGATAAGATAACAGGGTGGGGATGAGAGAGATATTCACAGAACCAGGAATACAGATAGGTAGCTCCTAAAGCCACCTGGGGAAGTGCCAGGGCGAAATTCCCTGCATCCCTCACTAAAATTTAGGGGTAAGTATGACAGAACAAACAACTGATGTAGTACAAGATATTGATATGCCGTATGGCTTTGTACCTTATTACTGGCAGATACCAAGTTATAATATGCTTAGGGATGGTTACAAAAGAGGTATCTGGGTTGACCATAGAAGAAGTGGAAAAGATATAAGAGGATTTAACCTTTGTGTAGAGGAAATGTGGAATAATCCAGGCTTATATTATTACGTTTTTCCATCCCAGAAGCAGGGTAGAAAGATTTTATGGGAAGGTTATACTGACCCTGATGACGTAGGTGTAGGACATAAGTTCGTTGACAAATTCTTACCTAAAGGAATATTATGCGGTAAGCCAAATAACACTGACATGAAGTTTAGTATTTACACAAAAGGCAATAAGACACCTTCAATGTTCCAGATTATCGGAACTGACCAGAATAGATACGAGAATATGAGGGGGACTAATCCAAGGGGAGTCATTTTCAGTGAACAAGCAAGACAGCATCCGGGAGCATGGGATGTCGTAAGACCTATTTTAATGAAGAATGGTGGATGGGCTATCTTCCAGTCTACCCCTAATGGTAAAAACCATTTTAAAGACCTTTATGACAAGGCTGTGTTGAATAAAAGGTGGTTTACCTGTCTGAATACAGTAAATGACACTTATAACAATCATAACAAACGGATGATTACCAGGGAACAGATTGAAGAAGAGATACGGATGAACATGACTGAGGATTTTGCTCAACAAGAGTTTTACTGTTCATTTATGCAGGGAGTAGAAGGTACTTATGTAGGCAGACAGATGAGCGATTGCGAATTAGAGGGCAGGATTTACGATTTACCTTATGACCCATCTTATCTGGTAGATACTTATTGGGATATAGGAGTCGCAGATTTTGATGCGGTGTGGTTTGTGCAGCAGGTAGGAAAAGAAATCAGGTTTATTGATTATGAAGAGGTAACAGGCAAAACTTGGAACTATTGGGCAAGGGTTTTACAAGAGAAGGGCTATTTATACAGAGAGCATTATGCACCTTTTGATATAAGGAATAGAGAAAAAGCAGGAAGTGGCGATGATGAAATCGCAAAATCGAGATTGCAATGGGCAGCGGATGTAAATATCAACTTTGCAATCACACCAAGGGCAAGTTTTGAGAATGGCATATTAGCAATAAGGGGTATCTTAAATAGAGCAAGTTTTGATGAGAAAAAGACTATAGTTGGCAGGAAGCATTTAGAGCAATGGGGAAGAAGATGGAACAGGATTGAACAGCGATACACAGATTTTGAAGCAGACAGTGTTCATACTCATGCTGGAGCTGCTGGAAGATATACAGCATTGAATATTAGACAGGCAGAAGGATATAATGTTGGGCAGAGTAGTGAGGAAAAGAGATTTAAACAAAGGTTCGGGCATAATAGAAGTGGAAGTTTTATGGCAGATTAAAGAGATGGAAGCCTTCGTTACCTATAAACGGTGTAAAATTATTGGCGATGATGCTGGTGATAGCTTTGGAACGGTTAGACTATCACAAAATAAAAGGAAGTGGATTAATTAATGGTGACAATGTCTCAAAGTACCCGTATGCAAAAAATGAAGAGCTTTTGGGAAGAAGGTTTCGCATCCTGGGAAGAATATGTGATGGCAGCCGTAAAAGGATATGCTTTTTATAAAGGTGGAGATGGTCAGTGGGATGCAGCAGACATAAAAGCTCTTAACAAAAAAGGCAGACCCCATCTTTCTATCAACCTGATTTTACCTACCATTAATCTTCTTAGTGGATATGAAAGACAGAATAGAATGGATACCAGAATCTACCCTAAGAGGGGTGGAAACAGGATAGTAGCCGAGATTCTTACAGCACTTAGTAAGCACGTTGAAGATACCTCAAATGGTCTATACGAGAGGTCAATGATATTTCTGGATGGTATTGTAGCCCGTAAAGGCTGGATTGGTATGGATATCGTCTATGATGACCAAGACCCTTTCAACGGAGAAATACAAGTTATCCGGAAGAACCCTTTTGATATAACAGAAGATAGAAATTGTCAGAATTATGACTTGAATAAAGGTGGAAAATACATCATAGAATCATATTGGGTTGATAAAGAATGGGCTTTAATGACTTATCCTAAGTGTAAAGATGACCTTGACCACCTGAAATATGATAATTTAGACAGCAGGGATGTATACCATCTTCCGGGAGACAGAGAAGATGCTGATAGATTTAAAGCTCGGATGCGTGAGACATGGTGGAAGAGTTATGAAAAAGCAGTTTACCTATGTGATAATTTAAGTTTAGAAAGAAAGAGGGTTCCTAAACCGAACATACCATTAATGCAGAGAATTATGGAAATAGACAGGAGACAGGCAGAGCAAGAGGGAAGAGCTAATAGATATCAGGCAAGGGAAGTTGTTATTCCGGTATTAAACTGCACAACCACTATGGGAGATTTAGAGCTTGAGCACGTTAAAAGACCTTACGGAGAAATGAGTAAGTTTCCATTGATGAGATTCACACCTTTCTGGATTAACGGAGATATGTTCTCAGTCAATGATAATTTATTCAGTCCTCAGCAGGAGAAAAATAAAAGGAGAAGCCAGGCTCTACATTTAGTGAATACTTCTGCAAATAGTGGATTCTATAATCCCGAAAAAGGTGGAGCAGATAAGGACGAATTAGAGATGTTTGGTTCTAAACCTGGTGTAGTTATCACATACAAGACTGTAAAGCCTGAGAAGATTGAACCTACTCAATTATCAAGTGCACACATCCAGTTAGAACAGTTGGCTGGAGCAGACATTAAAGAAATATCCTCTATCGGAAATAATTTGAGGGGAATACCGGGAGACCCTGGCGAATCAGGTGTTTTAGATAAACAGAGACAGACTCAAGGGTTGGTCGGTACAGAAATGATATTCGATAATTATAAATATACACATCAGATTTATGCGGAGACAATGGCAGAAATGATAAGGACAGGGCAGACTTTCTCCACACAAGAAGTTTTATCAATAGCTGGGGATGAGAAAATAGATGCCAATATAGACCAGATTATGGGAGCCTTGCAATCAATTAAAGTAGGGAAATATGGCTGTAAAGTTGGCAAGAGTGCGAATAATCCTACAACCAGAGATGCTAATATGCAAATGTTATTAGCCTTAGCAGAGAGGTATCCTGATACTATACCGCCTCAGATTATTATAGAATCGTCAGATACACCTAAGAAAGACGAGATACTGGAATACATTGCAAAGGCACAGGAAGCGGCACAGAAAGCGGCACAACAAGAACAACAGTTTGAACTGGCAAAAATACAGGCTAAGGCAGACAATAAACCACAGAAACAAAAGTTAGCTAAGAGATAATGCCTACCCGATAGGCTAAAATCGGGATATTCGTCCAAACTTAAAGGACGTAAAAATAAAAAGGAGCAAATTTAAAATGCCAAATGAAGAAGGATTATACTCGGACACAGAATTTAAAGGGTTATTACAGGATAAACAAACAGAAGTTCGCACACGACAGGAAGCCCAAGCTGAATCAGCTCAGTTGAAAATAAGGTTAGCTGAAGTAGAAGCTCGATTAGAAGCAAAGGGTTCTGAGCCTAAAGACGAGGGAGACCTGGACAAAGTAATGACCAAGGCAGACATGATTAAAGAAAGAAAGTCAATCAAGGAAGAACTTAGAAAAGAGTACCTGGAAGAAGCAAACAAAACAACAAAAGTGAACAAGGAAACAGCCATACAAAAAAGTTTTGATGCAGCTAAAGTTGAAATGACTGAACTTAAAATGGGTAAAGGACTTGACTTTGATTCGGTATGGGAAGGTACTAAGAGAGAAATAGCTAAGAATAAGGGTTATATATCTGCTATAAATAGTTCAAAAAACCCAGGGAAAACAGCTTATGAGATTGGCTTAAAAGATGATATTTTTGCTAAAAGAGCTGCATTAAGTAAAAAGAATTTTCCAAATCAAGAAAGGACTCCTAAAATAGGTGCCGAGTCGACAGAGACTCCTGCACAATACTTTTCACAGGAAAGGGTTGCCAAGATGACAAAAGAAGAAATCAAAGCAAATCTTCCTGCGATAAGAGAAAGTCAAAAGAGATGGAAAGGTTAATAACCTGTTAAACAGGGAATCGTCAACTATGGGACGTTAACTAATAGGCATTTCGTCTAACCCTTTAAGACGCAAAAGAGAAGGGTTTCAGCAAACAAAATTTAAAAAGGAGTTAGAAAAATGTCTATATTAAATTATATACCTGAATTATGGAATGTAGCTATGGTAGACGAGTTTGAAAAAGCTCATGTATTCGGGAAAGTAGCTCGTTGCAAAATAGATGCACCTATAACTAAAAAAGGTGATACTGTTCATATAACCGGAATTGGCGATATTGACATTGGTGATTATGATGGTACCGATATTGACTTGCAGAATTTAGACGATGCCGGAATGGTACTGACAATAGACCAAGCAAAATATTTCGCTTTCACAGTAGATAATGTTGATAAGTTACAAGCAAACGGTGACTTAATGGGTGAAGCAACCAGAAAAGCTTCATATAAACTTAAAGATACCGCAGATAGTTTCCTTAATACCCTCATGGCTGCTGGAGCTAATCTTAGCACAGCCGCAGATGGTACCGTAGATGTAACTGCAATAATTAGTGGTATGGCAGAAATGGCTTTACAACTCGATGAGCAGGACGTACCGGAT